TTAATCTACGATTCCACAAATGAGATGCCATAGAAACTCCACTTACTAAAGGATCAGCACCTAATGTAAGTCCAGCAACTGCTTTAACATCATCATCGATACAATCTAATATTAAATTAGATGCCAAATCTAAACCCCTTCCCGTAAGAATAACTGGTTTACAATTTACATAATGTTCACTAATTTTTCCAGAAGAAAGTTTAAACTCCCCATTACGATAAGCATAAGTTTTTAATAAAGATAATAATTCTTCTCTCATTTGAATTTACACTCCACCATAATTTCGGTTAAACATGCAAGCATATTTATCTCTTGGTCTGCGACGAAGGCAATCTGATACTGATACTTAGCAAGAATAAGAACAGCAGCAGGAATAGTACCAGGGACCAAGGTATCATAAAGGACATCGTAAATACGACGCAATAAAACCCCAGGATCATTATCCAGGTTATTGACACACCATTTACGTACTTCTGGAAAGTTTTTCTCTTTAAGATTTTTAACGAGATCATTTACCTTTACATCACTAAAATGGGCCAGAATACCACTATCTATCTTCCCACCAACAGAATATCTCTGACATTCATTTAAAACTCTTCTCCAATCTGGAAAGTGCTTATTAATGAGTTCTACGAGGACTTTCTTATCAGCTTCAATCCGTTCTTGGTCCAAGATATTGTTAAGTCGTTTGAAGAAAGAAGCAGCGATTGCGGGTTTCTGTTTCCCAGTAATTCCAAATTCAACAACAGCACATCTTGAGTGGAGTGGTTCGATGATTTTGTTTTTATAGTTGCAGGTGAAGATGAATCTACAGTTGTTTGAAAATTCCTCAATACTTGCTCTAAGTAATAACTGCACATCGGGGGTTGTGTTGTCTGCCTCGTCGATGATGATAACCTTATGTCGGGCATCAGAGGATAAGGAGACTGTTGATGCAAAGTTCTTTGCGTTGTTTCTGACTGTATCAAGAAATCTTCCTTCATCGGATCCGTTGATAACATAAACATCGACTCCTAATTGATTACAAAGTGCCTTTGCTACTGTAGTCTTACCACATCCTGCAGGACCTGCAAGAAGTAAGTTTGGCACCTCCCCTTTATCTAGGAAATCAAGAAAAGTTTTCTTAGTACTTTCTGGAAGTATACAGTCTTCAATTGTCTTAGGTCGATACTTTTCAACCCAAAGAAATTCATCTCTCATAATAAACTCAAGTAATATTCAAGGTTAAAGATAATTTTTTATCTCGGCATTCATAAACCTCATGATCCTCTCCTCTAGGTATTAAAAATGATTCCCTAGAGCATTCAAATTTGTTTCCAGAAACCTCCCATTTAGATTTACCGTATATTGGTTTTACTATAACATGATAATCATGATTATGGGAAGGGAAGCTTACCCTATGTTTCAAAGATCCCGATGAAAAATAAAAATTTCCATTAATATAGTTTCCGGTATATTGATGTATCTTATTAGACAAACTCCTTAACTGAGAATTCAAATCTAAGACATTAGATAAAATTGTTGTAAATCCCAAATCATAATACTTCTTCCATTCATCATACAAAAACATTCCATCTACATTAAAAAATTCCTTTGCCGTAGTTCCGAAAACCGGTGAAATAATTTCAACACTTTGTTGATTATCACTATACCTATAAGGCCATCTTCTTCTTATTTTTAAAAAATCTAAAACATCCTCTTCAATCAAAGAAATTTTATGATTTTGAACGACATCAAGTATGTCATGTAACATGGGTTTCACAGATACCTTGGATAAGTTTTTTATGTTCTATCTTAGGTGAGTTTTTATCATAACACTTTTTTTCCATTAAATCAATATCGACCAAATCATGTCTAGGATACATTTCATATTCTTTAGAAATTGCTTTAATGTCAAACCAATTTAATCCATATAAAATTGGAATATAATTAATGGCAGAAATAACTTTATATGGATTAGTTAAATCACTTCCCTGAGGTAATCTATTCTTCCACATTGAAAGAAGATTTTTTAAGGAATCTGGTATCTTTAAATTATACTTAACTTCTTTCCAGAAAGGAGTATCCTCTCTTCTCACCAAATAATGAGCAACTATAAAATCAATAATACCATCAAATATATCTACCATCAAACTATTATATTTTTGATAATCATATGAAGGTAACATCTGAGTTAAAAGATAAGCTTGTTGAATAGAAGTTCCAATAGAAGTTGCCTCTAAAGGTTCCACAAAATTACTAGAAAGACCTATAGCTACACAATTTTTATACCAGAAATTCTCCAATCTACCTGCATCAAATTTAAAATGTTTAACATTTTTAATCCTTCTCCTAGTATATCTTTCCATTTCTTTATGTGCTTCACTTTGTGAAATAAAATTATCAGAATATACATATCCATTACCAGTCTTACCTTGAACTGGAATAGTCCACCCCCACCCAGCATTATGAGCCGTGGCTTTAGTCCACATATTATACTTCTCACTCTCAGGAGTTTGAAAAGCAATAGCAGAATTAAGCGGAAGATACTCGTTATAAGATTTCCACTTAATACCTAAAGTATTTTGAACTAATAATCTCTTAAAACCACT